GTACAACAGCTATTCCGCGCCGACGACAACTGCGGGGGCATCGGTCTACGACGGAAGCGCGCGCGGGTACGGCGCCGGAGGGTACAACGCCGGAAACGCCAACTTTGCCGGCGTCGGCGGATACGTCAAAATCAAAATCGTTTAAGGAGAAAGCCATGTCGGAATTTATAAAACAATATCGACTGAATGTCAGGCATATCGACGCTTTGATAAAATACGCCGTCTACGACGGGGACGCGCCGCGCGAACTGACCGATGCCGAACGCGCCGAGTTTGTCCGTGCCAAACGCGATTTGATGCTGAAAGACAGCGATTTCGCCGTCCTGCCGGATTCTCCGGTGCCGGAGGGGCAAAAGGAAAAGTGGATCGCGTACCGCAAATACCTGCGCGACGTGCCGCAACAGTCCGGAAAATGGTGGACGGCGGGCGTGATGTCCTTTGGCGAATGGAGCGCAGGCGATGAATGACGTTTTGATGCAGTGTGCCGCGTGGTTCGGCGGGTTCGTGTTCTTTGTCTGGCGCATGGAAAAGCGGCTGTCCGTGTTGGAATTCAAAGTCGACGACCTGCGCGAACGGCAGGAAAAGTACAATCACTTGCAGGAACGAATGACCAAGGTCGAAGACCGCAGCGCGTCCAACACGCACCGCCTTGATGACCTGTATATGAAACGGAGGGGACGATGATTTCTCAGGAAGGGATTGATTTAATCAAAAAGTGGGAGGGATTCCGTCTGCTGCCCTATGCGGACGCGGGCGGAAAACCGACCATCGGCTACGGGCATCTGATCAAAGCCGGCGAGAACTTCGACCGCGGGATTTCCCTGCCCGACGCGGAAATGCTGTTGCTGGACGACATCGTCGAATCCGAACGCGCCGTCGTGCGTCTGCTGGACAAAGTGCCGCTGTCGGGAAACCAATGCGACGCGTTGACGTCGTTCGTTTTCAACGTCGGCGTCGGAGCGTTTGAGAACTCCCAACTGTACGATTTGTTGGTAAAGCGGGACTTCGTCGCCGCCGCGGGGCAGTTCCCCCGGTGGTGCTTCGTCAACAAAAAAGGAAACGCCGGGCTGCTGAACAGGCGGCTGGACGAAATGAAACTATTTATGAAAGAGAGGTAAGAAATGGAAAGTGTTTTGAACGCGCTTTTGCTGTTCGCTTTGGCGCACACGGATATCGCTTGGGTCGCCGTCGCGCTGTCGATTCTGGGACTTGTCGTCGTCGTGTTGACGGTCGTCAAACCCGCAGCATTCTGGGCAGTCAAGCTGACAAAAACCGAAAAAGACGACGCGTTCGTCAAGCGGCTGTACGACGTCGTCGAAGGAACGGCCGTTGATTGGAAGCCCTACGTCGCTCTGTTCCGCAGACGCAATCCCAAAGCCGCCGACGTGCTGGACAAGTTCAGGATTGCCGACAAAGACAAAGACGAGTTGTCAAGCGATACTTGACAGCTGAAAGAAAACGGCGGGGTTCAACCCCCCGCCGCTTTTGTCGAACCTGTAAGAAACGCTTACACGTTGGAGAAAACGCCATGGAAAAAGAAATCAAATTGACCGACACCGAACGGCAACCGTGCGAAATCTGGACGCGCGTCATGGGGTATTTTCGCCCCGTGTCCGCGTTCAACATCGGCAAAAAATCCGAATACGCCGAACGGGTGTGCTTCAAAGAATCTGTCGCGATGAAAACTGCGAACGATGAAAAGGAAAACTGAGAATGGATAGTGTGCTTTTGGCTGTTTTCTGCGGCGTTCTGGTGGGGGCTTTGGCAACCGCAACTTATAAACTGGGAAAAAGAAACTGTGAAAACGAACGATTCAAGGCAAATCAAAAAACGGCGGGCGAAGTGCGCCGCCTGCGCGATTCTTTGCTCGATGACGCTGTGCGCGACAAGCTGCACAACCGTTTTAAGCGGTGATTTCTGCGACGTGTACGAACCCGTTTATTTGGATTATAAGAACGACACTGCCGAAACAATCCGGCAAGTGGACGCGAACAATATCGTGTGGGAGACCTGCCAAAAGTGAGGGGCGGAAAGAACCCTTGAAAGTCACCGCCCCTCCGGCGTGAAAAGCCGCGCCATATTCATCATTGTCTTTTTAAAGGGGAATTTGAATATGGCAAATAGATGTAATCAGGTGATGTACGATTTCACCAAAATACTGTTCCGAAAGATGGAAGCGGTGCGGCTTGTCGTTTTGTTCGACACGTTTTCCTTTCTTTCCGAAAGGGAAAGAACGCTTTTAAAACTGATTTATTGCGACGGATTGCCGATGAAATGCGTCGCGTTCAAGCTGAAAATATCCAAACGTTGGGCGGACAAAACCCATCATGAAGTTATCGGCAAAGTCGCCCCCTGCGTTTTTTCATTTATTTTGAGCGGGTTAAGCCGTGCGCTTTGAGTTCGCCGCAGGGGCACTCCGTTTTCCGTGAAAACTCAAGCACCTTTGATTCAAGGGGAATTTTCCCCTTGATTTGAGAGGTGTATTATGGAAATCAAAACTACTGATGGAACGGAACACGTCGCATCGTCCGGTGTCGGTGGAACCGCTTTGGGACTGGGCATCGCCGGAACGGTCGGTTTATTGAACCAGATGAGCGGAAACGGCAACGGCTTCCTGGGCGGGCTGTTCGGCGGCGGAAACTGCAACGGTCAAGTTGCCGCTTTGCAGGCACAAATCGCCAAACTGGAATCCGAACGCTATACCGACAGCGTCGGCATTGAGCTGTATAAGCAGACGGCAAAAGACAATGCCGGGATTTTTGAAAAAATCAACAGTAACTTCACCGTTACGTTCAACGCCTTGGCTGCTTTGGATAAGCAGGTAGCTGTGTCCGAAGCGGTTAATGCCGAACGTATGCGATGCGCAAACGAGCGGATCAGCGCGTTGGAGGGGTTGACAAAAACGGTAATCCCGACGACCAGCATCTGTCCGGAGGTGATGCCGCGCTATAACAGCTACACGGCTCCGACCGCCGCTTCGACGACCGGAGGCTGATATGGTTGGGATCGCGGAACGGAATCAGTTGATAGAAGAATATAAAAGGCAGCTTGAAGAAGCTCAGGGCGCGCCCTTGAACGTTCCTTCGGTTTGGGGGCGGTTCAACGACCTTGTTTCCAAAATGCCGCCGGAGCAAAAAGCATACGTTGAAACGAATGCTGCCGCGGTAAAGGCTAAACAGGATTTGAACGCCTTGTTCGTAGAACTGCTTTTTGAACAAAACAAATGCAACATGGTCTCCGATCCGCGGTTCGCGCAGGCGGCGGAACGGTATGTCGACGTTGTCGAAGCCGCCGCCGCCGAGTTCGTTCAAAAGAACAGGACGCTGGCAGAGGAAAACGAAGCGCTGAAAGCGGAAATCGCACGGCTGAAAGCGGAAGCGATATGACGAAACAAGACGCTTTGGACGAATTGGAAACGGCCGTTCTTGACGATATTTTCGGAGGGCACACCGCCGAAGCCATGAGTGTGCGTATCGGGCTGTTGAATATCAATTTGACGGGGAAAGCTCAAAAAATCATCAACGAAATGGAAGCGTTCCTTACTCCGATTCTTGACGACAACGGTTTCGTTTCAGTTCAAAAAATGACAGAAAACGGGATACAGATTCCCGATTTTATTATGCCAGATGCGAAATTTCGACCGATCGATCTATACAGAATTTTTTCTCCGGTCGTTCGCAAAATCAAAGGAAGTTTGACATGACAAAAGAAGAAAAAATCGCTTTGCGTGAAAAAATGGAAGACACCGTCAAGATCGGTGTTGAACGGCTGCATCGTAGATTCTCTGACGGCAAAGAAATGCAGCTGGACGATTTGTTCAAATACGCCGACATTTTGAAAGATATGTCGGAAATCGACAGAAACGTCGCAAAAGCCCGTTTCTACGATGGCGAACGAAAAGAAAGTGAAGAGGTGATCTGATGCCCGTGACCTGTGTCGAATTGAATGACAAATGCGCCGCAGCCATCGATGAGCTGTTTAAAAAGCCTCTAACATCCGGTGATCTGCGCAACCTTGCCGAAGCCATTTCTTTTTTGAACAAAACCGACCATAGCGTCGGGAAGAAAAAGAAAGCTGACGCAGATAATCCGTCAAACACGAAAGAAAACAAGTAATTGATTTCTATCAGAAATCTTCACCTTCACACGGTAGGGGTCGCAGGTTCGATCCCTGCTGCGCCCACCATAAAAACGGCGGAAACCTTGGGTTTTCGCCCTTTTTATTTTCAATCCGTCAAACATAAAAAATCCGTCCAATATTGGACGGATTTTCTGGTTTTGTTCACGGGTTTGTTATTTTAATGGCAGAATTTCGCGGATTTTTGCCAAGGCGGCGTTTTGTTCCTTGATTGTTTTCTTGGCTTGTTCCAGTTCGGCGGTCAGTTCGCGGAACCAGCGCTGTTTGATTGACGCGCAACCGCCCAGCATCAGCGCGGCAAGGTCGCGCGCCAGCGTTTCTTCTTCGGTTCGGGCGGTCAGCGGCAAAGCCGTTTGTCCGTTCGCCGACGCGCCGTCAACGTGTTCCGCAAGGGCGGTGATCACCCATTTGCGAAACGCCGCGGCTTTGGGCGTGCGCGCGAACATTCCGATCAGCCACGCGCCCTCCCGGTTGAAGACGCGGACGCGCGTCCGCCCTTGTTTGATGATCCTCGTCATTTCCGGTGTGAACTCGTCGGCATTTCGCCGATAGATTTTAGCGACATCGCACGCACCGACATTTTGTCGGTCTGACGGACGGACATTTTGTCCGTCTGTTCCCCCTAACGCTGCTCCAATTTGCGCCGCCGTCATCATCGGCTGACCGTCCACGGTGATCAGTTCGATGTCTTGATTTTCAAATTTTACGATTGAGTTTGTCATCTGATTTTCTCCGTTTCAATGGAACGCCCGAAACCGTCAGGCGCGGGAGGTTGAAACCCACGAATCAGATACGTGTGGTCGTCCTTACGGATAGACCCCTCCCGCATAAAAGCGGGCATAAAAAAGGCGCATTACGGAGCGTTTGCCGTCTGATTTGAGGGGTTTCAAGCCTCGTACAAACGGTAGCGCGCCGCGGAGTCGGTGTCAAGCGTTTTTATTCGTTTGGAACTTTCAAAACGCAGCTTTCATATTCTTTCTGATTTTCTGGATAGATGGTTACGCATTCAATATCCCTATAAGCGTCATTCCCTTTAAATAATGCAGGAGCGGCTACTTCTGTAAATTTTTCCAAATTTCCATATCCGTAATTACTGCTTAGAATAACTCTGGCTTCATAAACATTTTCTTTTGTTACCGTATTTTGGATTCTGAAAAAAACAATAGGAAAATATACACCTCGTTGCGTTAAATACGTCGCGTTTCCGATGTTGCTAATTTGGTTTTGAATATATTCTTTTTCATAGGTTATAATAGAATAGGAATAATTAACAGATTTAGGATTTACATAAATTGTCCAACCAGTTTCTTGAAGTCTTCTACGGATTATTCTATTTATGCGGGCGGCAACAATAGAGGAATCTTTGAGATCGTAAAAAATGTCTTTGTTTTTTTTTGAGACGAAATCCAAATCGCTACGGATAGAAATATTAGAATAAATCGGTGTACAACCAGATAAAACAAAAGCGAACATTGTCAAAATTTTTTTCATATCAATTCCTTTCTGTGGCGTTCACGTTGATTCTGTCCGTATCGTTCGAAGTGTCAACAAAAAAAGCGTCGCCGAAGACATCAAATCCTGTCGATGATTGTTTTGCCGTCGTGAAATCCTTTTTGCCAAACGAACCACGCGTAGCAGGTCGGCGACGATTTGACAGCTGAAAAGTCGCCGTTTTTCGCGCATTTTATTCGTTTGCGGCAGACGTGAATCCGTGCGGGCGGGTAGCGGTCGAACAAATCGTCGCGGGCGACGGACTCTAAGAACTGTATTTTCAAAAACAGACAAAGCAGGTGTCCGGGGGACAAGATGTCGCACCCGTGCGCGACGAACCGTTCCGCATCTTTGTAAGGTGGATTTGTGACGATGTCATGATTGCCCTCCAAGAACGATTTGAAAAAATCGAATTGATAACCGTATCCGCGATTGATCAAATCGGACGCGCGGACATCGTAGCCGCGTTCGACAAAACGCTTGGCGAGGTGTCCCTCGCCGCACGCCGGTTCCCAAATATTTTTCGATAGTCCCCGTTCGGCGGCGATCAGCAGATCAGCCGCCGCGGGTTCCGTCGCATAGTAGTCTTCGGTCTGGCGGTCGTTCGTTTTATTTCCGCCGATTGCCGTTAAGAAAAAAGAGGTCATGCGATTCTGTCCCCCAGTTCGATGTCGAAAACGTCGCCGTCTGTGTGTAAATCGGTATGAAGACCGTTCACGATGCCGATTGATTTGATGCTAAACAGCATTCTTTCCGCGTCTTTCGCGTATCCGCGGCGGAAACGCACGGCTTTATAATCAGTGCTTTTAAAACGCACGCCGTTTTTCCACTCAATCGGATAAAGAGACTTCTCAAGCCGCTGTTCCCAGTAGCCGTTTATTTCCCTAAATTCGTGCGTTTTTTCGCCAGATTTGATTTTGTCGAACCATTCGCCCTTGACGACAAGGTCAAGGATTCCGTCCTGTTTGCTCATTTTTCGCCCTCTTTTTCCAAAACTTTTGAAAGACTGATTGACCATCCTTTTTTTGTGATGTCCAACCAATAATAAGTGGCAATTTCACAACGGGTTTCACGAACCGATTTATCGCTGACAACCGCGTCAAAAATTTCGTCATCAATCAGAATTTGAATTTTTTCGCCGACGTTAAAATCTTTCATTTTTTATTTTCTCCATTCGTTTCTTCGTTTGCACTCCTCTTGCGCGGCTTCCAATGTCGGAAAAACGTCCTTTTCATAGGTCATATAGTGCGAACGGTAGCCTTCAAACGTATAGAGGATTTCGCGCTGTCCGATTTTGGGAATGGTAAAGCGAATGTAGTTGATGACGAACCCTTTTTTCTTTCTGAGCCGCCAATTACATGAGCGATCCTGCAACAACAGCCAGACCGTTTGCCCCATCGCGTACTTGTGTTCTATTTCGGTTTTCATTTTTTTCCTCCGTTCAATGTCTGCCCGCTTCCAAAATCGGCAATCCGGCTTCGGTGGGGATATAGATTACTTTATTGCCTTTCGTTTCGGATTCGCTGAGGCTTTGGATGTAGAGGTAGCGCAGATAGCTTTCGTTTTGTTTCAAGCTGTCGCCGATGATTTTGTTCGCTTCGGCAACACCGCGGGCGCGAATGACTTCGGCTTCGGATAGAGCTTGCGCCGATTGTTTTTTGGCTTCTGCCTCTTCAATGGCGATTTTCCGATTGCTTTCGGCTTCCGCCAGTTGCGCTTGTCCCGACAATCTGCCGGCGTACACTTCGTATTGCGGGCAGCCGTATAACAGACCGCAAAGAAGTATGATGATAATAAGCGAAACAAAAGAAGCGCCGATAAAATTTTCCATATTTTGTCCTTTCAGTTAATTGTTGATGGGGTGTTATTCGCGTCTTTGTCGTCGTCTTTAAGTACGGACTGGATGAGCAACAAAGCACCTAGCGGCATTTTTCTGAGAGCCGCGATCAGTGACACGGCGCACGAATAAGCCGATGCGGGATCGTTCTTTGACGGCAAGCCGACCGAGGCGAATCCAATCATGCCGTCGCCAGTGGCGACGACAAAGGATTTCGCCGTTTTCAGCATTTTCAATGCATTGTCCCGCGATATTTCATATTCTTTCTGATTTTCTGTCATCTTATTCCCTTTCAGTTAATTGTCGCGGGGTTGCCGTTCGCGTCCGCCGAAACGATTTTGTCGGACGCGGCGAAGATGACTTGGATTTTGAGCGCTCCGGGCATTTGGCTGATTGCGGAAAGCAAAGCTTCCCACGCGGGTTTTGCGTCTTCGTTTGTTTTCGCGTCCATCAAAAAGCAGGGCTTGCCGTCGATGGTCGCCGCTATGATGTAAGTGTCCGCCCGTTCCAAAGCCTTTACGGCTTTGGCGCGGTCGGTGTTGTATTGTTTTGTCGAGTATTTTTCAGCCATTTCAGTCTCCGATCATTGCGCAGGCGGTGATCGCCGCGACGGTTAAAATCAGCGCAAAGCGTTTCAGCAGGCGCGCGCGGCGCATTTTCTTGATGCGGCGCGGCGTCATCGGGTTTGACAATGCGAAAAGCAGTTGCGCGGGTGGGATTTGTCGTGTTATCATTTCTTTTGTTCCTATTTTGGGGGCGTGTCCTTTCCGACAAGGCGCGCCCTTTTTTGTTAAAGGGGACGGAACGGTGCATAAGATGCCTTTCCAAAAGCGGTTTTTTCACCGTTCCGCCGTGGTTAAGAGGGGGCTGTACCATGAGGCTTTCTGACGACCCTGCAGCGTATTCGGACTTATTCGATGCCTATTCCGCCGCCGCCCCCTCTGTTCGGCTTTGTCAGCCGAATTTCTGTTTCAATTTTTCAATCGCGTTGTGCGCCATGGCGTCCGAACGCGGGCAATAGACTTCCAAAATCTTCTGCGATTTCGTGATGTTGTGTCCCGTCACCGCCGACAGTTCAAACGCGGTGCAGCCGCTTTCCGCCATTCTGACCGCCGCCGTGCGCCGCAGGTCGATGAATTTCAAGTCCGAAAAGTCGATGTGCGGATTCTGCGCCTGCGCTTTGGCTTTCAAGCGCGCGAAAACGTGTTTGAAATTGTCGCGTTTGTAGGGAAAGCCCGTTTCTTCGGACGTGATGACGAACAGCGATTTTTTCGGCGCGGTGTCCAGCATTTCCTTTGTTTTGCCGTACACCTCCACGCAAACGGACGCTTTCGTTTTGTTCTGCACCAGACGGATTTTGCCGTCCCGGTAATCCGACCATTTCAGCGTCAGAATGTCACCCTGCCGCTGTCCGATCGCAATCGCCAGCCGGAACGCAAGCGCCATTGACGGACGTTCGGCTTCGGCGACGCGCAGAAAAGCTTCGGCGGCTTCGGGCGTCCAGACGGACGTGCGGGACGGGGCTTTGACCTTGTTCACTTTTTTGAACAAAAACGCCGCGTCGTCGCGCGCCTGCGACATCAAAATCGAAAAGACTTTCAGGATTTCGTTCGCCGTGAAAACGCCGAACCGGTTCAGCAAGGCGTCGTAAAACGCCGCGACGTGTTCGGGGCGAATATGGTTGACTTGTTCGCCGCCGAACGCTTCGACGATGTATTTGAACCGCAGTTCATAGTTCGCGCGCGTCGTCGGCGCGATGATTTCGCGGAATTTGCGGGACGAGCGGTATTCGTCGATGACCGCGTCGATCGTTCCCTGCCGCGCCGGAGCGGGACGGACGTTCTGCGCCGGTTTGACGTCGGGGTTTCTGATTTTCCACGCGTCCAATTCGGCGTTCAGGCGAATCGCCTGTTCCATGGCGGATTCCCTGTCATCCGGCAGGGCTTCGGTTTTCCAACCAAAAGCCTTTAAATACGCGGGAACCTGCCAATAATAGCGCTCCCCTTTTTTGTCGCGTTTGGTGATGAAAAAGCGTATAGCCATTTCGTTTCTCCTTAATTTGCGCGGGAAAATGCGGCAATTCGTTTAAGGATGCGGTCGTCCGCGGCGATTTGTTCGTGTTTGTCCGACTGTTCCGAACCGGACAAACCGCTTTGCGCGTCGATCCACAAATCGACCGCCAGTTCGTCGTAGCACCCCGTCGCCGCCAAAGGACGCGGGAAACCGAATTTCGCGACCAGTTCGCCGCGGTGACGGTAAAGCCAGTTTACCGTCTTGCCCAGTTTCGCCGCCGTTTCCGATGTCGTAATGCAGGTGCGCATGATGACCTCCCTTTGTTTTCTTTAAAAGTACAAAAAGTACA